AACAGTATTTACGCATAAAATGTGCTGGATCTTTTGCACATTTAATGTATTCTTCTCTTATTATTTGTTTTAAATCTTGACTCATAACGCTATAAGGACACCTAAAATAATTGAAAGTATACTCACACCGTAAGCTAACCTTTTATGTTTTTTCTGTTCTACAATTTTTTCTTCAAGTAAACCAACTTCTTTATCTTTATTTTTTATAACATTAACAAAATCAGTTTCATTTCTTTTATATATAATGATTGAAGAATCTTGTTTTAAAATTACAGAATCTTGTTTAGATACTACTTTATTTAAAATAGATATAGAATCTCTAGCTACACCTAATTGTGATTTAGTGTAGTTATATTCTGTTTTTAAAAGTAAAGCTTTTTTTAAAGCAATACATGGAACACAACATAAACTATCACTTGAAGGTGTCTGTGAACTCACTAGCAGCGGCACTGTTAGTAAGACTAAGTATACGATTATGTTCTTCATTATATTTCTTTTTATTTTTATCTGCTACTTGTTGTAACTTAGCTAATTCTAATTTATCTTGTTGAATTTCTAATTTATAACAATTAGTTATAGAATCTAATTTTTGAAGTTGTATATTCCTTTGACTAATATTTAACATTAATGAGTCATTTTGTCTATGAAGTGATTTAATTTCATTTTTAAATGAATTACCATCATTGTTAAAAATAACAAATTGTTGTATTATTAGTACAACAATTAATATTATAAATATAGATAAATATATTATATTTTTATTTACCATAAACTGATGCTACTAAGTCAGTTATGCTAACTCCTTTAGCTTTAAATAATTTTTTCACATCATCTCTTTTTATTAATTGAGATAATACTTTAAAATCATCAGAAGATGTCATTTGAGATTTTTTCATCTTCATTAGTTTAGAAACTTTAGCTTCAATACCTTTTCTTAATTTAGAATATTTTTCTTCTTCTTCAGGTGATAATTCTTTAGCATATCCTTTACCTCCTACTTTTTTAGCTTCTCTTTCAGCAGCGGCTAACTCAGCGGCAGATGGTTCTTCAGGAGATGATTCTTCCTCTTCTGATTTTTCCCATTCATCTTCAACTTCATCAGCATCTTCACTTTCCCATTCATCTTTTTCAGTTTCAGGGGCAGTAACTACTTCTGGTTCAACTGAAGCTACTGGCTCTTCTTTTTTAGGTTTAGTAAAGGCACCAGCTTTAACTAATAAATTAATATCTGAATTAATAGCTGAAGAATTAGTTAAACCTAAAGCTTGAGCTAATTCATCTTGAGTCATACCTTCTTCACCAGCTGATTTAACTAGATCTACTAATTTAGCTACATTTGAATTTTTATATATTTTCATAGCTAATTCAGCTTTTCTAGCATCACCTAATTTAATTTTAGAAGCAATACGAGCCATTTCTTCTAATTCACCTTCGGCCACATTAACATCTTTACCTGTTTTTTTAGCTGCGTCTATAGCTTTTTTAACAACATCTGGAGCTACATCCTCAGCTTTAGCTATAGGATTAATTTCATCAGATTTGGTTTGTTTAGTTACAGTTGTTAATTCATTGATAATTTCTTCACGGACAAAGTTATATAAATCTTGACGTTTCATTGTGAGTAGGTTTTATTATAAATATTATAAATTCAAATAAGATTTTATTTGTTTAAGTCTATCTTCATTAGTACCAGATATAATACCAAAGTTTTTAATTTTATGTAAATTATTAGAACATAAAAATCTAATAGTATTATCTATTGTTAATCTATAATTAGAATCAGTTGTTCTAACATTATTATCTTCTAATTTAACACCAGAAGGAGTAACATAAAATATCCAATCATACTCTCCTATAAATCTAGAAGCATAATCTTCAAATGATTTTTTATCATCATTAGATATTGATAATGCATTTAATGTAAAAGCCATAACATCTATAACTGTTCTATCAGTTATAATATTATGTTGAATTAATTCAGAACAACGTTCAGCTAAAAATATTGACTGACCTTTCAATGTACTATCAGTATTTAATGGAATACCTAAGTCACGTAAATATTTTGAACGTTCAGTTCTAAAATCATAGTCTTTAAATTCAGGAAATTCTTTTAAAGAATTAACCAATGTAGTTTTGCCTACACTTACAGTTCCACAAAAACCTATTTTCATATTAATGTCTCATTTTAGCAGTGCCACTCTTATACCATGGTAAACCAACACTGTCTTTTTTAATTTTTTTAAATTCATCTTTAGAATATTGAAAACCATTAACATGATATTCTTCTTTACCATCAGGATGGATTACAGCTGGACCATCTGGGTTATGTAATTTTCCGTTACAAACATAACGAATAGTACCATCAGGTGATGTGTAGCGTTTGATTTGAAATTTTGGATCTTGATGCATAACTTTTTATTTTAATATAAGTAGTAGTTTCTTGGTAGCCAAACAAATTATATTTCTTTAACATAAAGCATAAAATCCTTTAAAACTTCCTGTTTTTCAGGTGATGCTTTTTCATATTCTTCTTTTAATATATCTTTAATATCTCCACCTTTAGTTTCAACTATAAGTTGTTTAACAGAATTTAATGTTGATTCAGCTAGTATATAACTTTGTTCTGAATCTCCATAATCAGCTAGATCATTTAGATATAAATTAATTAAGTTATTTAGTTTATTTTGTTGTGATACATTCATAAATTAATTTTTTAAAACGTTTAAATATTTCATTAATTTTTTTAATTTGACTATTTAACCAACCTAATCTTTCTCCTAAACGTTTACCTTCCATAGGAGCTTCAATATTTTTGATATATTGTTTAAGTGGTTTCATATATTCACTGCCAGTTAAAAATATAAAATTATCTTTTTCTAAATCCAAACCTTTGGATTTCATTTGATCTATAGTTTCTTCAGCCCATTTTTCTTTTTCATCTTTAGGCATTTCTTTAAGTGTTTTATCATAAGGAGATAATTCTTTGTTTAAAGGAACTAAATGATGTTTAGCGGACAAAATATACATTTCATCTGGTTGAAGTGATTTACCGTATTCTAATGTTTTTCTAAACATAGGTGAAGCTCCATACAATTCTTGAGCTGGAGCTGGTTTATCTAATTTAGATTTAGTACAACTTAAAATTACAATTTTAGCCATTTAAAATGTTTATTATACATATTAAAGAGAATGAATGGTTTTTACAAGATCTACTTTAAATAAATGATTTAAATGAACAGTTAAACAATCGCACATAACTTGTTTATATTCGGGATAAGTTTTAATCATTTTATTAATAAAATCAGCGTAGCTATTCCAAAACATAGATCTTTCTAATTCATCATTTAAATTTACAAGTTGTTTATATACTAAATGATAATTTTTATTATTAGATTTATTTTTTAATACATCAAATACATTAGTTAAAAACATTATATATGGTTTAGATACTTCAAAATCACAATTTGCTATAATTTCTCTAGCTATAGACCAATTAGAATCATCAGTGCTAGCTAACATATTATATAAAGTATTAAATATTTCTAAATCAAGTACAGTATCTTTATTAGCTAAACTATTAACATTATTATCAAATACTACTTCTAATTTATAATTTTTAACTAAAGATATTAAATTTAAATAAAAATCAATATTATCATAAGCTTTTTTATTACCATGAAAATATGATATTGGATGACCTGTTATTTTTGGAAATTGTAAAAGTTTTTCAAATGATTTATCATATAATATAGCTTCTTTTAAATCTTTTTCAGTTATAATAAATGATGTTATTTCTTTTGAATAATTTTTAGGTAAATGATAACGAGGAACTTCATTTATATTATCATAATGACTTGAAATATAAATAAATTTATTATAATTATCATTTATATATTTATGCGGTATGATATAAAATGTATCACGTTTACTATCTATAAAATTTTCTCTAATAAATAAATCACTAACAATAACCGTATCTAATTTATCAGATTTTCTAGCTGTGCTTATATTTAATTTATTCTCATCAATATAATTTTTTAACTTATATGAAGGAAATATAGATAATGGAGTTAAATACACAGTTGTATTATCTTTTAGTTTATTATCTTTATATTTTTCATATAATTTTTTATATTCAAGATTATATTCATCTGGTATGATATCAGCTATTGCTGAAATATTGTAATTTGATATTAGTCTTCTTTTAGAAGATTCAAATTTAATTCCTCTAAGTATTTTCATATTATTTAGTTAAGAATTTTAAAAGTGATTTATTTAACATTAATGATTTAAAAGCTGCTGTATTACCATTATATATTGATTTAACAATATTATACTTTAAATCAACAGCAAATAATTCTTCATTCATTAAAAATGCTAATCTGTCAATTACTGATTTTTCAATTTTATTATTTTTACTATAATATAAACTATAATTAATTAGTCGAGTTGATAAGATTGATGCTAAATCTGCTCTATAATTTTTATCTTTACCAATAATACCTTTTAATGTATTTAAAACATATTCTGCTTTATCATGTAATAATATATCTTCAGGTGAAATCATTTTATCTAGTTTATTATTGATAAACATAGTAAACATAGTTGTGAATTCTGATCCAACTGATCCTTCACCAATCATTTGAATTAAAGGTAAATTACTTTCAAATGAAGGTATTGAAGATATTGAATTAAAAAATGTTGTAATACTTCTTGAATTAATATTTGTTGATACAAGTTCAGGATGTTTTAATAAAAAGTTAATACATCTACCATCTATTTGAGCATTTTCAGCCCACACACTCCAACAATTAATATCAAATTTTAAATTAACTGTTATAAATCGTGTTCTTTGAGCGGTATCTATACTATTAACTAAATATTCACCATTATCAGGATTACTTGTTAAAATAATATGCCAATCTTTAGGTAATGACCAACTAATATATTGTTGCCTATCAATTAGTTCCATAACAGCTTGTATAAACCTTATATCAGCTCTATTCCAATCATCTAATAACAATATACCTCCATCTTCTTTACCAGCAATCCATTCAGGTGGACAATAACTCATTCGATTACGACCTGTAGTTACCCATCCTTTTTTATGAAAATCTTCAACAGCATGTTCATCAACCCATCCTTTTTGTGATTGACTTTCCATTTCAAATTGACGAATTGGAAATCCTACTAAATCACCTAATTCTTCAATCTGGGCTAAATTCAACTTAACAAAATTTAAATCTAATTCTTTAGCTACTTGAATAACCATTGATGTTTTACCAATACCTGAATCACCTACTACTTCAACTGACACTGGTTGTTTGTTGTTACTTTGTAAGTAACGATTATTATTTACAATATGAGTTAAAAATGTTTTAGCTTCATCAATATTTAATGAAACTTGTTTTGATTTTGATTTTGTTTTTTCTGCTGTTTTTGACATAACTTATTTATTTTATTGGTGTTAATATATTATTAATTACTTTGTATACCTAGTCATTATGCTGAATTTTAATTATATTGCCCCATCCTTCTTCTCTTAATTTGTCTAAGTCTTCACCATTTGAACATATAACTGTTAACATAGGTTTAAAACTTTTAACTGTTCTTTCACCTATAAATCCATCAGTTAATATAATTAAACTATTATACTGTTTATTTTCATTAAAATATTTAATAAATGGATTCATGTTTGTACCACCTCTACCTGTAACAAACTCAGGTATATTTCCTTTATATTCATAAACATTATGAACTTTAGCATCACCTTCAGCTATTGTAATTGAGATACCTGTTTTATGCATATGGTGAATTTCATTAAAAAATTCAACTAAATCTTTATCACTGACTGAACCAGATGTATCTATCCCTACTAATATTTTCTTTTTAGGTTTAATTTTAAGAGCTGGGTTTTCTTGAAAACGTTTATTTAATTTACGTCTTGTTTTTTTAGTATAAATTTTACTTGAAGAACCAAAAAATCTTCTAAAATATGATTTCCAATCATATGAAGGTGGTTGAATTTCAAATAATTCATCAATATAACTTTTTAATTCAGATGGAACAAATCCTCTATCTTTTTGTTGTGATTCAACAATACTTTTTATTTGATGATCAATTTGTGCTTTAACTAATTTTTTATCCGCTTCAGATAAACTATCAAATTCTTTCCATGTTGGATGCAAACCACCATCATCACCTTCACCTTTTAAAGCTTCTAATAACTTATTTAAAGATGGACTACTACCATTTTGTTTAGCTTGTTGTAATAATTCATAATATTTTTTAGTACCAGCTTTTAATGGTAAATTTAATTCAGGAAATGAACTTGGTAATAAAATATCATCAGATGGATAATATTCAGGATCAATATATTGATTAATTTCAACATCTGCTGCTATATTATGTAATTCATGATCTGGAAAATCATCTTTTTCTGTTAAATGATGAAAACATATATGTAACAATTCATGTTTAAGAAGACCAATTTTTTTCTTAGGACTATTTAAACTATTCCAAAATTCTTCATTAACAGCTAATTGATAATTAATACCATTTTTACATACTCCAGCTGTTGGAATATCATTTCTAATTACTTTATTTAATGTTGATAAGAAAATACCATAAAATGGTTCACTTAACATTAGTTGTCTTCCAATTTGGGAGACTTCATCATATGTATTTGACATAACTTATTATTTTGATGATAATAAATAAAAAAAGGCCTGGTTGCCCAAGCCTTTCATTTTTTAAGAGTTGATTTATTTTAAATCAAACCTGCCAATTTTCTCATTCTAATATATGATTCATTAAGATTTTCTAAATCTTCATCATCAACATCACCATCACCATCAGTATCTTCAACATTAGTTGTATCTTTAGGAGCAGCAACCATACCATCTTTTGCTTTAGCAGCACCAAGTGGACGACCACGCTTTAATAAGCCTTTAACACGCATTCTTAATTTTTCAATAAAGTCAGCGCCTAACATTTCTAATTCATCTTCAGTTGGTTCATAATTAGCATCAGCTTCTAATTTAGAATTAACAGCTTTAGCCATTAAAGTTTTTTCAGAAGTTGGACGACCTTTAACACCACTAGATTCAGGTTTTTCTTTTTTAGGTACCTTTAATCCTGTTTCTTTAAACACACCAGATGAAATAAAGTCAACTACTTTATTACGAATACCGGCTGTATCTTTGCCCATCATTTTAGCTAATATTGGACGATCAATTCCTGCTTCACCAGCATCTTGTACTGCTTGAATTAAATCTTCAACCCAAGTTCCGGCGTGAAATTCTTTAGCCGCTTCAGCAGCTTCTTCATCACCAATAGTTAACATAGTAGCAATACGAGCCATTTCATCTAGCTCAGTTTCTACCATTTCACGGATATATTTTCTTAATGTATTCATTGTTAAAAGTTAAATTCTGTTATACATATGGTGAAATTTAGAAACTTTCAATAAAATCCGGATATTTTTCTGTTTTGTTTTGCAATAGTAAATCTTCGGCTACATAAATACCTTGTGCTCCACTTACTGTAATACCACGAGCACTTAAGGCATCACCTATAAAATGTACATTTGGAAAATCTACTAATGATAAATTATTATAATCAACTAATGGTTCAGGAGATAAATACTTTACTTCAGGAATATAAATTCCATAATCATCATCAAATCCAAATACTTTATTCATATCATCAATAAAATTAACAATATATTTAAAATATGGATCCATTACTTCAGCTACTTTTATTAGATAAAGCCAATTAACTTGAGCAGCAGATACTGTTGAACCTTCAGATGTTAATCCTGGTTTACGAGTATCACCAGGTGAATAATATAAACCTGTTCCATCTATTTGTAATTTAGAGACAACATTTCTGCTCCATTCAAATGGATCTTTAATGCCTTTAATTTCCATTAATATACCAAAATTAGTCATTTGGTTTTCAAATTCTTTACCTTTTTTGGCATGACCATTATAAGTAACATCTCCATAAGTTTCTTCAACAGCAACATAAGCAGCGTTATTATTAGTACAGAATGAACGTAAAGATACGTTATCAAATTTTTGATATAGTTTAAAATCATAACTAATATCAATTAACTTTTGGAAGTATTTTTGTGGTGCTTCAAAGCGAACGCCTATTTGCACTGATTTAGGTTCAGTAGGTAATTTATATTCATTTGATAATTGTTGAGCAAAATCAATACCTGATTTACCTACAGCAAAAATGAGTTCATCATATTTAAAATAATCATGTCCTAATACTATTTCATTTGTGGGAAATAATATTTTAGTTACTTCAGTATTCCATAAAAATTTAACACCCTTATCAATTAAATATTGATACCATGCTTTAGCAATTTCATGTAAAAAATTAGATCCAATATGCCATACTGGGAACATTCTTAAACCAAAGTATGGTTTAATAAATTCAGGTTCTTCCTGTGGATCAGAACAAAATATTTCATCTGGTTTAGGATGAAAACGTTTAAAGTTATTAATAACTTGATCCATCAATTCCATTGCTTTGTCTTCACCACAGTATTTAGATAATACTCCACCAATTGCTGTATGGTATGTTAATTTACCATCACTCCATCCTCCAGCTCCTAACATTCCAGTCATTACTTCTTCAGGTAAACGATTATGAGGATCATTACCTTTATCAATAATTGTAATTAGTTCTCCAGGATATCCATTATCAACTAATTTAGTAGCAGCATTAATGCCTGCTACACCAGCACCAATAATTACGATCTTTTTGTCCATTCAGGTTGATTGTTTAATTTATTATAATTCAGTTTTTTTACACCTAACTTATCTAATATATAAAAATTTCTATAGGAAGCCAAAGTATCAACTCCTTTATACTCTTCAGGCATACATTGTGGAGGAGATGTAAATCCATTATCTGGTAGGTTTGGTTCGTTGTTTTGTAACCATTCTAATACTTCTTTTGTTTTATGAGGTTTACCATAACGTTTTTCAAATTCATTACAAATTTCTAAACCATGTTTAATTAGCCATCTATAATGATGTATAGATTGTCTTGTCCAAATAGTTGAGGGATGATTTTTATGGGATCGTTTATATGGAGCTTCTCCACCTGTTTCCCAATGTGCAGTACAACACATTTGTGCACTTTCAATTTGCATTTTTCTAATGTGATCATCTGCTAAATCACGAGCAGCAATGATTGGATCTTCATTAATATAGAATATATTCATAACCTTTGTTTTACGTAAAAATAAAAATGGCCTCCTAGGAGGCCAAATTTTAAATTCATTTAACTTTATTTTTTTAATTTTTTCTTATATTCACTCTCAGTAATTAAACCTGCAAGTTTTTGCATGTGAAGATAAGATTCATTTAATTCAGTTTCTTCTAATCCAGGACCGTTTTCAGGAAATGTTTCATCAATATTTGTTTCATCAATACTTACTTCATCAACGATTTCCTTTTTTTCTTCATCAGCTGGCTTTTCAGATTTTTTGCCTTTATTTTTTATCTTTTCAAGTTGCTTTTCATATTTAGCTAAACTTTTTTCAAGATGTTTAATTTCTTTTTCAAGTTCTTTTACTTTTTTCTTATCAACCATTTCTTTCATAGTTTCATCTAAGCCTTCCATGTTGATCATTTTTTTACGATTGTCAATTGCTTCTTGACAAGCTTTCATTTTAGCTTCTGTGGCTGCTATGTTACCAGCTTCTTCAATATTTTTAACATATTCTTGAATTGATTCACGAATAAGTTGCTTTAATTTATTATTCATATTTTCTTTTATGTATTTGTTAGCTTCTTCTTTATTTGTTAATTTTGATGCGTTTACAATTTCTTTAGCTTTATCTTTTCCATAAGCTCCTACAAGCACATTAGCTATTGCTTCTGAAGCTGTATCTGTTGTTTTTCTATATCTTCTAAAATTACCAGAAGAAAGTATATAGTTTGTAATATCATCAGGACTAGACTCTAAATAATCTGCTTTTAAAGAATTAATTAAATTTTGTTTATCGTCCATTTTTGTATATTTTTAATTTTAGAGTACCTGTACCTTTAATAACTCGATGCCAAGCGTGTCTTGGTATAAATATATGATTTTCCAACAAAATTGGCAATTCATTATCAAATTGGAATTTCCAATCTGTTTTATCTATAATTTCTAATGTACGATCTTCATTATCACGATGCCACATAAGTTCAATAGGATCTATATTTTCGTCAAATTCACGAATAATATATTTATCTGTAACTTTTATGTCTTTATACGGATGGCTCATCTTCTTTAGGTATAAACCAATTTGAACACCATTTACTAGGATCTTTTATTTGATTACCTTCATCATCAATTAATTCTGAAGTGCCTTTATATTGTTGATATTCTTCATTAGAGCACATATGTTTTTCATCTTCTACATAGTAGTATTTACATACATGACATCCAAATCCTATTGGAGAGAACATATAAGGAGAATATTCTCCTTCTTCATTATGTTCTTTTAATCTATTTTTGAGTATCCACTCTGTTATACTAAATTCTTTTTTCATTTTGTTTTTCCCCATTTTTTACCTTTACCTTTAGTTTTACATTGAGCAGGTGTAGGACGACATGATGGGTATTTAGAACGTTTTTCGCCTTTTTTACGACCACATGATTTACATTTACCGTCTCTACAAGTATTACAATCAACCCATCCACCTTCTTTACCTGATGGACCTTGACGTTTGAACCATTTATGAAGTGATTCATCTTCTTTTATATCTTTCCAAATATCACCTTTACGACATCTAACAATAGCACCTGATTTATAAGCAGATGGTTTATCGTATTTTCTATCAGCAATACGTTTACAACGATCTGCTTTTTCAAGTAAAAGTTGTTTTAATATGTCGATTAATTTCATTAAACACCTACATTTACTAATTCAGGTTTAGCTTTAAACGCTTTAATACCTTGAATTTGTTTGATTTTTTCAATTATATTAGCAACTGTTTCTTCATCAAATTTACCTTTCTTTAGATAAGGATAAGGATCAATTTTAACTGTTAGAATGTTGTATGCTCTATTAGGTCTAGGTAAACGAGGTTGATAATCTTTAGCGCTTATAGTTGTAACTCCTGTTATAGATCTAATGTCTGAGAATGCTTGAGATTGGCTTTTTACATTAGTATTAACAATTAATAACCCTTGAATTTTATATAATTGAGAAGCAGATTCTACTTCATATAAAATTTTACGAATTTCTTCTTTAATTATATGTTTTAATTTAGGTATCATTAGTTTAAACACTTAAGTTTATATAAAGTAGAATTAACTAAAGTAACTATTTCATCCACTTGATTATCTAAATAAGAATCAGTAATACCTTGACGTAATTCAGTTATAGTACTACATAGTGCTTCAAAATATTGAATTACTTGTTGTTTGTTAGTATAATTCATTATATTGAAACCACAATACCCATTCATGATTCCATATTTACCTTGATAGCTTTCTACAAAACCATCAACTAAATCTACAATATTATCATAATAATCATTTAATGCTTTATGTTCAGCAAATGATGTAGTTTGTAAGTGAAACACATGAGCTTGTGTTCTTGAGTGTAACAAATAAGATACTAATTTTGAGCAATGTTCCATAATTTTATTTTTACCAATATCCTGAAAATGTTGTTTTGAATCCTAATAATTTAGCGTAACGAGGTAATCTACAAGACCAATATGAGGCTGTAGTTCTATCTTTCTTTTGAGCACATTTATGACGTTTAGCAAATGCTTGGCGGGCTTTTGGATTATTAAGTTTTGCTCTCAAACCACCACCTGCCATTCCAAATGATACTTTTTTAATTCCTCCACCTGGTTTGCGAACATAAACATAAAATTTCTTTGAGCCACCACGTTTTGGTTTTCCAATTGGTGGATTTTTCTTTTTAGTTGTTTCGTTTAATTTTAAAAAACTAACATACTTATTATATGCATTGTAACCTCTCAATACAGTTTCAATTTGACCAGGATTTTTATCAAAAATAGCCTGTTCAACATCAAAATACATATCCATTAATGTTTCAGATCTATCTTTCATCAATTCAGCATCTGCTTTAATTTGATTTAATAAATCATCATATGGTAATATTTCAACTACTTCTTCTAACATTGGTAAATCTAAAGGTATTTTTTGACCTTCATAAATTCCATATTCACCTATGTTAGTTTCAGTTATAATTTCTTTGTCTAAGTCATTAACGTGAATAGCATTACGAGAATATAAATAACGAGCTTCAGCCCACAAATTTAAAAATGCATCTGACCCATATCTAAAAGTGTTTTCAGTAAGTGCTAATCTATTGTTAACATGATATTTCATGTTTTCAGTCATAGTGATCTTAGCATTTAAATTTTCATTAAGTACAGGACCTTGGTTACCTACATTTTCACATGAATGGCAACCACAATTGCATTTATCTTTTTTAAGAGGAGTTGATAATACCTCTTGAATTAAACGTTTTATAAGATCAGTGTGTTTCATGACAATAAATATTAATTATATGTTATCTCTTTAGTTTCTGGATCTATATCTTCTTTAATTCCTAAAGCTTTTATCCAAGGTTCAGTTATTGTCCAATACTCTTTATCTTTTGTTTTTACTTTATTAAAAATGAATGAACCTCCTCTAGACTCATTTGATCCTCTAATAGTTAAATATAATTTATCTAAATCATTCTCTACAGTTGAAGGTGTAAAAGCTTCTAGTTTTTTAATAAATTCTTCAATAGTACTTGGAACATCACCTTTAAAAAAACAATTAGCAGATCCTTTACTATTTTCTCCAAATTTTTCACTTCCAGTATATGCTTCAAAAGTTCCTTCAGGAGTTAGCAAATATGGTCCTCTAGACTCAGTACCTGTATCTATTTTATATGTGTTATTTTTAGTAGATACAAAAGCTGCTAAATTATTAGCTGTTGTACCCTTTTTAAAAATATTACTAACTAATAATGTTTTATATAAATCTAAAATTTCTTTTTTAAGATTATCTTTACCTATTAATTGAATAGCCCGATCAGGTAATATCCAATTTTCAACAAAAATAGCATTTGATGCTTTTAAACTAATTCTTAAATCTTTACCTAATTCTGCTCTTGGAGCTTCATTAAATGATATTTGTACATCAGATTTAGGTTTACCTTTTCCTTTCCATTCAGGATCACCTAAATAAGTTATATTATATTTTTTATTATCATAATCAAATGACCAATTTTCATCAGAATTATTTATGAATAATTCAACTACTTGTTTTTCTTGAGGATGGCCTGGGGTAAAACTATGAAAAATTTTTGGATTATTTTTATTAGAAATATCTATATCTATTTTTTCAACAGATTTTCCTGTAGGTTTTTTTATATCACTTAAACGAATTAAATAATTATTATTATTATAAGATATAAGAATATATCCACTATTTCCAATAGTTTTTATATCATTAACATTTTTTGTAATAATTTTTATAGATTCATTCTTTTTAATTGTATCTTTTTTAGTTAAAGGAAGTTCAGGTTCATATAAAATAGCATCCCTATCAATTTGATATGTTAGGTTTAAGGATTCTGGGTTGTTTTGGATGTATTTTTCAAATGCTCCAAATTTGTCTTTGTAACCAGTGGCTGGGCCTGCTAAATTCATTTCACTTAAATTTATATCTAATCCCTCTAATAAATCAGCTAAAAGATTAATATCCTGCTCATCATTTAAGTCAGGATATCCTTTTGGAAATTTATATGAATATTTTTTAAAAAATAAATCTAATGGATCCATTATGCTGGAGGTGTTTCTTCAGCTGGCGTCTCTTCAGCTGGAGGAGTTTCTCCTGCTGGAGGTGTTGCTTCTCCTGCTGGAGGAGCACTTTCACCACCTGTTTCAGTTGGTTGAGTTACTCTAATACCATATGCTAAAATTCTAGCTATGGCTTCAATACAATTTTGTTCTTCACTTAAATTAAGTAAATAATATTTTTTACCCTCTACTTTACCAATCCAAGATCTATCAGTATAAATTAAATAAAACGGTTGATCATTAGATAAAATAATACGGAATGTAGTAGGACGAGGTGCTACCCATTCAATATCACTTATAAATAATTCATATTGATCTGTTAATAATTTAACAATAGTATCTTTAAGTGTTGGAAATTTAGTTAAAACAGGAAAACGATCTGATTCTAAAGATATAGGTGAGGGGTTATCTAAATCCACTTCATCAGAAGTAGGTTTAGAGTAAACTTGTTTAACTAATGTTCTAATTTTTTCTTTAAACTCGTTTTTAGTCATTACTTAATAAGTTTAGTTTTTTTATTCTCTAACATTTCTCTTATTTGATTATGAATTATTTGAGCATAATCTTTCATACTAAGAGTTTTATTATCTTTAGCTAACTCAATCATATTTTCAGCTGCAAAATGTAAATCTAAATCGTCTTTAGCATCTTCTTTAGCATATTCCATCATACGAATTAACAATGGAATAGACAATTTGATTGAATTTAAAGTTGAATCTTCAACTGGTTTAACATTTGAAATGAAATCAACTGAGTTAATTTCTTCAGGTTCAGGGTTAGCTGGAGGGGTCATTAGGACTTTCCTAATAACCTCTCTAACTTTATCCTTATTTTCATTTTCAGCTAATTTCTTAGCTATTTTATGGGAACGTTTATTCATTATATCTTCGGCTTTTCCACCATATCTTTTAATCCATTTATCAGAGTATTTCTTATATTGATTAAAAAATTTAGTATAAATTTCTGTTTCCCTAGGGGTCATAGTTATTTAGCTTTGGCCTCAGCTACAGAAGCTTTGTTATAAGCAGAGATAAGCTTTTTAATTTCTGATAATGCTTTTCTTGCTCTAGCTTTAGCAGCTTTGCTTGTTTCTTCGTTGTTTAA